GGGTAACTTGGCACAAGAACTAATAACTTCTTTACAAGACTTAACATCTGGTATAAGAAAATTAGTTACTACTGTGCAGTTCAATACTAGAGCACTTAGCAGTGTACCAGCTGCTAGTGGTGGCGATGGCAAAGGTTTAGAAACGGAAATTGAAGGTAATAGATCTAGAGATGCACAAACTGGATTGTTACTTAAGATCGAAGAAAACACTCGTGGTATGGGTGGTAAAAAAGACGATAAGAAAAAAGATAGTAAAGACGACAGTAGCTGGTTAGGAAGTATTGCTAAATTTGGTCTTGTTATTGCAGGAGCACTCGGTGCTATTGCTGGGTTGTTTATGGCTCAGTTTAAAACAATGAAGTTCTTTGCATCTCTTCTTGCTGATGGTGCAACCCAAGTAGGAAAAGCATTAAAGGGTCTGGCTAAGTTTCTAGGATTAGATGGATTTGGTGCTAGTATTGCAGAGAAGTTTAAGCAAGTCGTCACTTTCGTTGACGGTATCGTTGATACTATTAAAAGTAAAATAACAAGAGTTGGTGGTGCGATAGCTTCATTCTTTGAAGAATCAGTGACTAAGTTTAAGAAGTATTTCTCTTTCTTCGAAGATTCTAAAATCGGACAAACACTAAAAAGTATCGGCACATTCATTAGTGATGTTGTTGGTAAATTTGTTGCACCATTCAAAGATGCGTTCTCTGCATTAAGTGGTGATGGTGTTGTGATGAAAATTATTAAAAGTATTAAAGACTTCTTCGGTGGAATCGGTGAATACTTTGGTAAATTTGCAAAGGTATTTGGTGCTGTTTCTAAGATTGTTTCAAAAATATTTGTGCCCATACAAATCATTATGGGTATATTTGATACTGTTAGTGGTGCAATAGATGGGTTTAAAAAGGAAGGTGTTCTTGGAGCAATTCAAGGTGGTATCACTGGACTAATTAATGGTGTGTTCATGTCCTTCTTCGACTTAGTCAAAGATGGTATCTCTTGGATCTTAAGTGCAATCGGCTTTGATGATGCAGCCAAGTTCTTAGACTCATTCTCATTCTCTGACTTGTTTGCTTCATTGATGGATAAGATCTTCCATCCAATCAGAACACTTCAAGAAGCATTTGATGGTTTAGATTTAGGAGCATTGATATTTGACCCAATGGCTAAAGCATGGGCGTATTTAAATGAATCTCTTGGTGGTATCCCACAGAAGATTGTTGATAACATTGATTTGTATATCATACAACCACTAGCCAACATATTCGCTCCAGTCACTAATATGTTTAAGGAGATGGCTGCAAAAGTAATTGGATTCTTTAAGGATTTTAGTATTCCTGGAGTTTCAATTAAGATTCCATTTAAGGATGATCCATTAAAGATTGGTCCATGGTATCCATTCAAAGGTGACACAAAATCTGAAGCTGGTGGCGATGCAGCTAAACCTGCAGCTGCAAGTGGTGACACTAAAGGTGCTACACCTGTTACAGCAAGTGAGACTAATAAAGTTTCTACTGTGGCTCCAACAGAAGCATCGAATGTGACTGCTGCTTCTAAAAATAATGCAGATTCAGCTTTGGCAAGAGCACAAACTGTTGGTAATAGTACTAGTGTTGTTAATGCTCCAGTTATGACCAATAACAAAACAACTCAAATTATTAAACCACCTATCCGTAATACAGAACCTTCGGTAAATTCATACCTTAGAAGTAAAATGATTACATAAAAAAAGGGATCGTAAAGATCCCTTTTTAATTTCTACTCTAAAGAATTAATCTTCTTTAGCAATCTTCTCGAAGTACGACATTACATCGTCATCATCTTCGTTCACTTCAGGCATCTTCGGTGCTGGTTTAGAAGCAATCTTAGGTGCTTGTGCTACTGGACGATCTTCATCTTCAGCGATCTGTGCAGCAGACTTGCTAGCAAAAGAATCACCAGATAAAACCTCATTGAGTTTCTTCTTCAACTCATCATAAGACTTGAAGTTCTTACGATCAGTAAACTCAGACAACTTAACCTGAGCAGAAGCGATCTTAACGATCTCCTCATCATCACCAATTGCAGCTGGCTCCATGAACGCAGACTCATCATAGTTTGCGTAACCATCTTTCTTACGCATACGGAGTTTGAAGTTCGCACCTTCCCAAAAGTCGAAGACATTAACTGGCTTCTCATCTTCAAAGGTTGGACGAGCCTTGTCCATAATCTTATCAAAGATTTTCTTACCAAACTTCCACAAGAACACTTTACCTTCATTCTCAGGATGCTTAGGATCAGACACAACCAAAACATTGGCAGTGAAACTTAGGCGACGCTTTTGTTTACGAGCGATCTCTTTGTTTGCTTCAGAACCAGAGTTCCAAAGAGTGGTGTTCAACTCACCGACAGGATCGTTTTCACCAAGAGTTGTTAGGGAGTTTTCGATATACCACTTCCCAGTTGGACCTTGGAAGCCATGTGAGAAGATACGAACCCATGGGAGTTCATCACCTTCTACACGAGGTAGAAATCGGAGTGTTGCTGTTCCGTTGCCAGCCTTGTCACCTTCGAGTCGCCAAAAGCGATCGTCTGTAAAAGACTTTTGTTCGGATTGAGGGTTTGCGACTTTTTCGAATGCAGAGCTAATTGCTCCAAAGTCAGAGTTACGCATTTTGCGTAGAGATTGAATGTCCATCGTATTTCCTTTATATTAAAAGTATTAATTTGTATTATCGTTTTGTATATGTTGAATCTGAATATCATCAGTTATTTCAATATCATCATCAAAGATGCCATCATCAAAATCAAGTTCTTCTTCAACATAACTATTTAGCGTTTTCATACCACCACCTTTTCCAGAACGCTTTCCAGAAAATTCGTTATCAGTTTTTTGTTTATTGTATGTCTTACCCATTGTATCACTCTGCAAGTTCTTCTTTAAAATGCTCGAAGATTTTACCAATCTTAATTCTATCGTATTTAACGAACCCAGTCAACTTTTTAATTCTTCGCAACTCGTCTTCCCATATGTATCTTACAGAAGCATGGGTTGCCCATTCATCAAGTATGTCTATCTGGTCGTTTATGATATTTAGAGTTTCTATCGCAATTTTACCTCCAACAAATAAGTTTAGTGCCACGGGATATTCGTTTTCTGTAAACTGAAATATTGCAGTTGGTTTTAACTTGTTCACTTCAGCATAGGTTAATAGAGTCGCTAAGTCATCCACGAAAATCTTAGTCATAGACTGCTTTCGTTTCTGCCATTGCAAGTAATTATCGTCTGCTTCTTGACCAGCATAAATGGCTTGGTCGTTACCATACGCAAAGTTCGCCACAAAGAACTGGATGATGTCTTTATCATCTTGTCGTTTGCTTGCTAACTTCTCGAATATGTATCTGTCATTCCGAGCATTAAATGCTTCACGAGTACCACGAACATTACCTCTGTTCTCGAAGACATTGAATCTGTCGGTGGTGAAGTGAAGTTTAATTGCTAGGTAATAACGATATGCCTTAAATCCATCCATTACACATCCAGTTGTGCTTGCTTTGGTAAGTAGTTCAAATCACGAAAATTCATTTCAATCTTATCTTTCAGAGATCTATTAATCAGCTTCGATACATCTTCTGGTTCAAGATAGTTTTCTTTACAATATTCAAGAACAGCATCCATATATGTCATTTTACTATTACGAACCATTTCTTCTATATGAAGAGAAAATTCGTTTGCAGTTTTAAACATATCATTCTTTGCTAATCCAGTACTGAGTTGTTCTAAGTTCATGGTTTACCTTTTCGTATTCTTTGAGTTTATTTTTATAAAGTTTCCATACAGGGGTATCTGTTCTATCAGGATCCATCTGTCGTTCAAACTTCTCAAGGAACATAGAGAAGAATTTATCTAATTTCATTTTTTGGACTTGTAAGTCACTATACTTCTCAATCAGTGTCATAATATATTATACCTTATTTGTTATTGCAAGACAAGTTAATTAAATTACCACCATAGAATGCAACATCCATGATGAGTGCGTCATTTTCATTTCGCAACTTGTCAATCTGCGCTTTCAATGTTTCTATTTCTTCATAGTGTCGTTTACGGAGAAGTTCAATCTGTCCTTCTTTTTCAGAACACTTAACGCAAAATTCGAACATCACAATCCCCTAATATGATCAATTACCATTTTGGCATCTTTGTAGCCTGATGCTTCAACAGCTTGTTCAAGATAGTCTGATGCAATTTCAGTTAGTCGTTTTGATTGCATCTTAATTAACATCTCATTAGATAACTCAGCGAATTCTTGGTCAGACGAACCATCATCATAAACATTTTCCCATGTTCCGTCTTTGCGCAGTCTAATTTTCATTATGTGTTTCATTACTCATTTATCCTCTCCTCATAGTGGCGATATCTCTTGCTTGTTCATCAGAGAAGACTGGAATTGCATTAGACTTGTGCATCGTACCAATACCTTTAATGGCAGAGCCTGTATAAACAGGGTTTGGTTTCTTGTAACAAGGTGCACCAGTAAATGGAAGACTCGGATGCTTAGGTGTCTCACGACAAGCAGATTTTCCGAGTGAGTATACCTCACTGAGTTGTTGCTTTGGTTTAGCAACAGTCTTTGTGGGATACTTCTTTAACATGGCTTCCCATGATGCTTTCAACTGTCGTTGCTTTGCAGTCGGTTTCTTCTTCTTAGATTTTCCAAGTGATGTATGTAGCATTTGCATAAGATCTATTATACTCCAATTATGAATTAATGTCAACAACTGATTTACACATTTTTATAAAATCTTTTTGTGGTAAGTTGTTTTTAGCGATATTAACACATTTAGCAACAACCTGAATATTACCTTTGATATATCCTTTAGAACTGTCAATTCTGTCCAGCGATGCTTTAAAAGGGCTATTGCGAACAATGG